ATGATAAAGTCATTGGAACAGACAGACTTTATCTTTACAACCACTTTGGTTCTCTTGATAGTGACAGTTTACTTAGTAAGCTTAGATACTTGGCTGTGGGGGCTGGTTGCGATATTATTATCCTTGATCATATTTCTATTGTGGTATCAGGTTTGGAGGACATGGGGGATAATGAGAGAAGAGTAATAGATGTTCTTATGACTAAGTTAAGGTCTTTAGTAGAAGAAACAGGTGTAGGAATGATACTTGTATCACACCTTAAGAGACCTTCAGGAGACAAAGGACATGAAGATGGTGTCCAAGTATCACTAAGTCATTTAAGAGGCTCAGGAAGTATTGCACAGCTATCTGATAAGGTCATAGGACTAGAAGGTAATCAACAAGATGAAGAACATTCTAATGAAAGAACTCTTAGATGTCTAAAAGATAGAGAAGAAGGAGAGAAAGTAGGTATACTAGGTAAGGCTATATACCAACCAGATATAGGTAGATTATTACCTATGGAAGTAGAGGAGGAGTTTAGTAATGAGACAGAAGAGAACCCTGATTTTTGATATAGAAACTAATGGATTATTACTAGATGTATCTAAGTTCTGGGTAGGTGTATCTTATTGTATTGAAACTAAGGAATACTTTATTAGTAGAACAGTAGAAGGATTTGTAGATAATCTTAATAGAGCTACTAAGGTAGTAGGACATAATATTATTGGATATGATATACCCACACTAAATAAACTATCTAAAGTAAAGGTAAGAGAGGATATAGATATAGTAGATACATTAATCCTAGCTAAGTTAGCTTATTATGATAAGGATAGAAGTTGGTCACATAGTCTAGATGCCTATGGAGAAAGATTAGGAGAGAAGAAAGGAACATATAGTGATTGGTCAAAGTACACAAGGGAGATGGAAGAGTATTGTATTCAAGATGTTAAAGTCACAGCTAAACTCTACACACACCTTAAAAGAAAAACACCTTGGCTTCCTGAGACAGCATTACAACTTGAGCAAGATGTACAAAAAATAATTATACAGCAATATATTACAGGCTGGAAGTTTGATATAAAGAAAGCACAAGAGTTACATATAGAATTAGTAAAGGAGAAAGAAGATGCAGAGGAAGAACTCTACAAAACATTTAAGCCTAAGTTCTTACCTGATGGTAAAGTTAAAGCACCTAAGAGACCCTTTAGAAGGTTGGGCGTATCAACAGTGGGAGATTATCAACCTATTAAGTATACTACTTTTAACCCTGGTAGTGGTAGGCATGTTGTTTGGTGGGTTGAATCAGTATTAGGTAAACAGAAATGGATACTAACTGAGAAGGGTAATCCACAAACAGATAGTGAGACATTAAAAGTAATGTTTAAAGATGAACCATTCCTTAAACCACTACTACATTACTTAGAAGTTAATAAACTACTAGGACAATTAGCAGAAGGTGATAAGGCTTGGTTAAAGTTAGTAGGAAAGGATGGAAGATTACATGGAGGAGCAGACATTCTTGGAGCAGTCACAGGTAGGTTTACACACAATAATCCAAATCTGGCACAAGTACCATCAGTCAGAGCATATAAAGGGATTGAGTCCAGAAGCCTATTCACAGTTCCTAGAGGATTTAAATTGGTTGGAGCTGATGCTTCAGGACTTGAACTCAGAACTCTCTCACACTACCTAGCAAGGTATGATGGAGGAGCTTATGGCAATCAAGTACTAGAAGGTGATATTCATAGTGAGAATCAGAAAGCAGCAGGACTGCCTACTAGAGACAATGCTAAGACTTTTATATATGGTTTCTTATATGGGGCAGGAGATGCTAAGATAGGTACTATTGTAGGAGGTACTAGTAAAGAGGGTAAAGTACTTAAAGATAGGTTCTTAAAGAAAACTAAAGGACTTAAACTATTAGTAGAAGCAGTAAAGAAAGCAGCTAGGAGAGGATACTTAGTAGGTATATCAGGCAGAAGATTATTTGTAAGAAGTCCTCACTCAGCTCTTAATGTACTACTACAATCAGCAGGTGCTTATTATATGAAGTATTGGTTAGTAGCTGTAGATAAGATGATTAAGGAAGAAGGCTTTGATGCTAAGTTTGTAGGTAATATACACGATGAGATACAAGCAGAAGTAAGGGAAGACCAAGCTGAGAATTTTGCTAAAAAATTAGAAGAGCTATTTGTACAAGTAGGAAAGGATATAGGTATGAGAATTAAGATGGAAGGTGAAGCTAAGGTAGGAGATAATTGGCATGATACCCATTAGTAGAAGTAAAGCCAAGAGGATAGAGAATTGGAAGAAAGTCTTTAAGTTCTTTGAAGGAAGGAGATGTATGGTGTGTGGGTTTGAGAGTGACTTGCCTATATATGAGCTACATCACCATGACCAAGAAGGAAAAGAAACTAATGTGAGTAAAATTATGCACCATAGCTGGGAGAAGGTAGAGAGAGAATTAAGAAAATGTATACTTGTATGTGCTAATTGTCATAGAGCTATACATCATTTAGAAAGGGAGAGAAAGAAGTGAATGAAACAAATCCAGATGAGCTTATGAAAGCTATAGAGATATTCAAAGGTAGATTTGGTATTAAAACACCACTAGATATGTTTAAGCTAGATGAGATAATTGTAGAGCTTAGAGAGAGTAGTCGTAAGAGTAAATCTAAGGGGGGTAGAAGCCCTAGAAAGAAGAAATAGGTAGTTAGATATACCCTAGTATATAAAAGAGCTTATAGACGAGATATGAGCAATAAGATAAGGAGAAAGTAATAATGAATAATTGGTCAGAAGAAGTAATGATGTGGAATGAAGAGAGAGATAATCTAAGATATAGTCCTAGCTTAGAGTATAGTATGTTAGATGAAGAGCTTAATGAGTATATGGAAGCTGGACTAATAGGAGATAAAGTAGCACAAGCAGATGCACTTGGCGATATTTTGGTAGTAGCTGTAGGTAGCTTATATAAATTAGTAGAAGGAGATAAGCAAAAGTTTGAGGATATTATGCTAGCTATTACTTCAGCTAACAACTTAAAACCTACTGAGAAAGTTGATGGTAAGATTATTAAGGGAGATAAGTATATAGCTCCTGAGCCTATGATTGAGGACATATTATGCAAGTAGAACTACTACACCACACACCACTAGAAGTAGCTGATAAGGCTATCTCTAAGTGTTGGGATAAGACAACAGATAAACCAGACCAAAGGATGTATAGGGTAGCTAATAAGTTTAAACATAGTAGCACTATTGAACATATTAATTATACATTTGATATAGATGGTATTAGTAGAGCTTGTTTACAGGAGCTATCCCGCCATAGAATGCAGAGTCTATCAGTAAAGTCTACTAGATACACACTAAAGGAACTGAAAGAAGAAGGAGACCCACTTAAGTATTTAGTATTTACTAATAATGTTATTATAGATGAAGCCAATATCTTACAGTTAGTAAAGATTAAGGAAGCTTTAAAACTTGGTATTAGTAATGATGTAGTTAAGTATATGTTGCCTGAAGCATACAAGACTAGTCTAGTAAGTACTATGAATATGAGAGCACTTCAAAACTTCCTAAGTCTAAGAACTGATAAAGCAGCACTAAAGGAGATTAGAGAATTAGCACATAAGATGTATGAGGTATTACCAGATACCCATAAATTTATGCTTAAGGATTTTGTTAAAGAGGAGATAGAGTAATGGGTAGAGTAAAGGAACAGTTAATGAGAGATGAAGAAAGAGAAATGACTTATGAAGAACATCTAATAGCTAAGGCTTATGATGATAGCCTAAGTCCATCTGAGAATGCAGCAAGACAGGTAGGAGGTTCTCACTATCAACTACCTATAGAGCCTTGGGATTTTATAGTAAAAAATGATTTAGGCTATTTAGAAGGTAATATTATTAAGTATATTACTAGATATAAAAAGAAGAATGGAGTAGAAGACTTAGAGAAAGCTCTTCATTATCTAGAGAAATTAATATTAGAGGAGAGTAAGTAATGAGTAAAATTTTAGGAGATTGGTTAGTAAGTACATATAGAGCTAAGGATTGTGATTTATCAGTAACAGATATTACTAAACCTACATATCAGTTGTGGATGCAACTACATACTACAATGGAAGATAAAGAAGAGAAACAAGTAGGTATGAAATCTTTCATAGGAAGTGCAGTACATAAGGCTATTGAAGACCAAGATGAGGATGGTGTAGTAAAAGAATTCAGTTGGGTTAGAACTCTCCCTGATGGTACAAGAATTGGAGGTACAGCAGATGAACTTAGATGGAGATATAGTATCCAGAAATGGAGATTAGGTGATGTAAAGACTAAGGGATTATACTCAGCTAAGAAGTTTATGGGAATAGGTACTAAAGCTAATCCTAATCCTAAACCAGAACAAGAGAAAGAGATACTACAGATGAGTGTGTATAGATGGTTATTTGAAGGTATGTTTGATATAGAAGATAAAGGAGTTATCTACTTAATTATACCAGG